AACACAGGCTTTGCTATAGCAGGGTTCGTTATTTGGGCGGCAAACGTAGAGAAAGCCCTAGTTATTTCTGCTAAGTACTGCTGTGAGTAAGTGGGTGGCGGTACGGGAAAGTATGGGACTGGTGCTATAGTCATCGTCTGCCATCCTGTCTTATGTCAACGCGAGGGACTCCAAGTCTCCACAAAACATCAGCATCTGTAGACTCCACCTTGAACGTAAAGCTGCGCCCCCTAATTCGTGTTTGATACTGGCTTGTATATTGATCTACAGGCGTGTTCGATGTCTTTGTAATAGTGTCTGTATTCGTAGTTTGTGCCGTTTGACCCGGTGCATTTTTCGCATTGAATATAAAGTTTACCGTGGTGTCGTTTACGTTTGTTTCCCTAAAATTCAAGTCAGGTATAACACGGCTTATAAAGCTAAACTGGTTACCATCAGTAATATCCATATCACCAGATTCTATAAATGCTGTCATGGCAGAACCATCTGCCTTTGCACCCGTTTCATGGTTATATAAGTAACCATCATCGCCAGTTGCAATTGGTACAGACCCAATTCCTCTATCCAGCCAAGCTGTTCGGCTTAATGTTCCTACGTACCAAATGTTTTCTTGGTAATTAAACACAACGTATCTGTCGTTTTCTGTAGAGTTAGAAGACGGATAAAACCACCAAACCTCTGCAAACGAAACATTAGATCCAGCAACAACTTTTTCTATTTGGCTTGTATTGAAATCATTGAATACATAGTCCCTGACCGTGCATGGTATCCTTTGAACAGAACCAGCATAGTTATAAAACTCTGCATTACCCATCCAATACACAATATCATTTACAGCAATTGCCGCTCTTGGACTTGCAATCGTAATGTTTGACGAAACAAGATTAATCCCAAAAGTAAAGGGTGGCCCAATAAACTGCATGGCATACACGGCAATGTCTGTGAACACAGCTATTTGTTGCCTTGTTTCTACTGCTTGAACAATCTTAGACCCCGTATCAATCCTAAGATCTCCCGCTGTATTTGTATCTGTAGGATACCAGTCTATAGGATTTTCTTGGCTTGAAAATCTAATAAGCATTGGATCTTGAGTACCGTTTCCTTGAGTGTCAGAAGATCCACCCAAACCATCGGCCCCAAATGCAATGACATGCCTGTCTCTGTCTGATAGCAAAATTTGAGCGCACCTCTGAGGAACAGATCGCGGTGTGCCTGAAAGCGTTGAAAGTTCCACGCCACGCGTTCCAACGCCACTTGTTTTGTCCCAGTAAAATACCTGACCATTTCTTTCATTGAATATCAGGTCTTCTCCAAAATTATCATGCGACCATATTCTTAGACCTGTTGTGGCTGTTTGAGTGCCTGTAGCAACACCTTCACCCCAGCCATTAAAGTTATTGGCACTGTCAGCATTTCCTTCTGTTAAACGAACCACAGAGCCATCAGCATGAGATGTTGCGGTCGTTCCATTATGCCCTCGCGTACATCCAGTAAGGTCATTTGAACTAACCCCACCAACCAAAACGAGTTCAGTGCCGCCTATTAAAATCACATCGCTTGCTACAATACCCGTAGAAGATGTAACAGTAATTGTGGTGTCCCCCGCACTAAGTGTTCCACCCTCATTAAGTGTTGTCTGCAATGCACTGTTGTTTGTGCCGCCCCAAAGTCCAGCACCCCATCCAGTACCAGCAACAGAAGAGTTAAGCCCTGTGCCTATCTGATAAGCACCCACAACAGATGCACCGCCGTTGCCTGTGTCGCTTGAATTAGCATTGACTAGCGTGGGGTTTAATGCCCCATCTTCTGTTATGCTAGATATTGTACTTACGGTTCTTGCTTGGATCGTATATGTATTACCGTCCGTAACCGAAGTAACTTGATACTCTTGATTAAGAATATCCGCTGTAATTGCACCGCCTAAAGAAACGGCACCGCTAAAAGTTACAAAATCATTTTCGACAACGCCATGATTTATGTCAGTAACTGTAATCGTTGAAGATCCATTCGTCGCGGCAAATGTTACATCCCCTGCACCAGTTGTAAGCCTTATGGGGGTGACATCATTAAACCCATCACCCTGTTTAATATAATATTTTAATTGGGTGCCAACGCTTAGAAAGCCTTCGCCACTAAGAGCAACCCATTCATGCAATCCACGACACACGCCAAGAAAAGAGTTGGAAGTGCTTTTTTCCCAACCATTTAATTTTTCAGGGTATCCAAATCTGAAACGTATTTTGTCACAATCAACCCACCCATTACCCTCAGAAAAAGAAGTAATCTCTTTATTTATGCCGGGTTTGAAGCGAAGATCTGTGTATGGCATGTTTAAGTCTTCATAATGTAAGCAAGTGCATAGTATGGTGGTTTGTTCTCATGGGCTGTTCCGCTACCCGTTGAAGCAGTGCTTCCACTGATTGTGTGCGTATGCGCCCCTGCACTGTTAATTGTAATTTCAGAAGAAAGTCCTTCAGTCACAGAAAGTTTGTTGGAATACGCAGTACCTCCAGACCCACCAGAGTTGTAAAAACTATTTGAAGTAGTATGTGTGTGCGCTCCCGCACTATCCGCAGCTAGTGTACCCGCTCCATGTGTGTGGCTTGGAAGGTTTGCCTCAGTGAGTGATACAGTGGATGAACCACCCGTATCATCTACGGCGTAAGTGCTACCTGCTCCAACAACAAATCTATCTCTCAGGTCTGGAGTTGAGTTGTTACCATCGCAAAGAACCCACCCCGTGGGTATCGCGGCAATTGCGCCCGACCACATAATAATTCCACCTGAAGGAACATAGTTTGTAGACGCTGTATTTATGTCAGAAGCACTAGCTGTGACCCCTGTTAAGTCCGTAGGTCCAATGCTGATGTTTGCACTTCCATTAAAGCTTTGTCCCGCTATGGTTCGTGCGGTTTGCAAAGTTGTCGCAGTGGATGCGTTCCCTGTAACGGCACCTGTAAATGTGGCATCCGTACCGTCAGTGCCACTATCTAATACGGTAGTCCCATTAGTTGCTTTAACATCTCCAGTGACATTGCCCGTAAGATCCCCAGTAACATTGCCCGTAAGAGCCGCAGTAATTGTCCCTGCCGCAAAGTTGCCGCTTCCGTCACGCGCTACAATAGCACTTGCCGTGTTTAAGTTTGTAGCTGTTGTTGCAGAGTTAGAAACCTTGCCCGCTGTAGAAATAGTAGCAAGTTTTGTGTCTGCTAAATTGGATATCGAAGAACTTAACGCAGCATTTCCCGTCCCATCAAAAGAAACCGCCGCTGCAGTTACATCACCCGTTATAGAAAAGTCTCTAGCAGTGGCAAGCCTAACAGCAGTTTCTGCTTGAATCGTAGCCGTAAGATCTTTTACTTGCGCACCAGAACCTGCACCATCAGCTAAAACAATAGCGCCGTCAGAAGCCGCAATAGATACGTTACCACCCGAACCTTGAGTTATGGTCACAGTTTGGTCTGTGCTATTGAGGAACATATAGACCCGTGCATGGTCATTTTGTTCAAGCGTCACAGTACAAGTTCCGCCGGGACTACCCGTAAACTCTATAGCTTTATAGTGTCCATTCTCTGGGGAAGAGGGTTGATTTGACAGTGTTAACGTATATGTAGTTCCTGAAAGAGCAATCTGGGCATACCCATTTGCTGCTCGCTCTAATATTTGCAAATTTGTATTAGTGCTTGTACCCCATGTACCAGCCTCATCACCTGTAGTAATAAGCTTTACACCATTAATATCTGTATATGTAGCCATGTGGAACCCGCCAAAAGTTCAATTGAACTTAGTATATCGTCTGTTTGCGTTTTAAGCAACAAGCTGTTGCCAGTTTGGATTTTGATCTGGAATAATCTGACCCCACACTTGAACACCTGTAAGCTCAACGGTAAGCTCAAAGCTTCCAGAGAAAACACCCTGCTTAAAGGATATGTCCTGACCGCTGTATGTGAATGTACCAGAATCCAACCGCTCTGAGATAGATTTTGGTATGGGTTGTCCAGTAAGCGTGAAGGTGCCGCTTTCGGCAACGATGCTAAAGGCAAACCCAAAATCAATATCCTCACCAGTAAGCGCAAACGAACCTGCATCTGCGGCAAGGTTCATGGCTATGGGGAAGTTAATTACCTGACCAGAGTAAGTGAAGGATCCCGCATCAACTACTTCTGTAATGTCTTCTGTAATATTCTGTCCAGTAACCGTAAAGGTGCCACTGTCCAGATCAATGTTCATTGCTTTGGTTGTGCCAATGTCTTGACCTGTAGTCTCAAAAGCAACGTCATCCAAGACCACATTCATTGCTATGTTGAGTACAAGATCGTTGCCTGTCAGGCTAAATGTTCCAGAACCAGTTAGCCTTGTGGTGGCACCTGTTACATCCTGCCCCGTTAAGGCAAAGGAACCTGACTCTGCGCTCACACTCATTACTTTGGTTAGGCCAATATCTTGACCAGAGTAAGTGAACGACCCAGACTGCGTTACCTCTGTCCGCTGTCTTTTAATAGTTTGACCCGTATAAGTGAACGTACCGCTATCCAATGACATATTAAGCTGGGCGGTAACGGCGGCGGTTTGATCTGTTAGCTGAAACGTGCCTGAGTTTAAAGGTATACTTACAGCTATTGCGGTGCCAATGGTTTGGCCCGTGTAAGTATAGGTTCCAGATTCTGCCGTAAGCACCTTACCAGTACGAAGGGTTACATCTTGCCCCGTTGCAGAAAAAGAACCAGAATCCGCATCTACATTCACCGCTATCGTGAATGTTATGGTTTGACCGCCTACGGTAAATACACCTGTATCTTTGACGTTTGTAATTAGCTTTGAAATACCCTGCGTACTAAGCGTAAAAGTGCCGCTGGTTAAATCTACATGAAAAGCTGAATTACCTGACGTACCTTCAGGGGCGCTGGCTATGGGGCGTTGAGTAAGCATACAAAGTATCCCTTGTTATGTTACTGCATATATATCATCTTTTTCTGTCCAAACCAAATACCCATTTTGCTCTAAAGTTTGTTTTAAATGGGTGTCGTCTATGTGCTTGTGTTCAACTTTCAAAAAAGAAGGCTTTATCCGAAACGAATAGGCGTTAAAAATGTTGTTTTCATGCCCCTCTACATCGACTTTCATAAAGTCCACAAAGTCTACACCACTAAGCAGTTTGTCTAAAGTGAGACAATCTACCGTAATCCTTTCATTAAAATTATCCTTGTTCAATGGATGGTCGCTCATCTTCCAACCAAGATGATTACCCGCAACAACATGGGAACACCCCGTAAGCCACGTCCCATTGTCTCTAGCAACGGCAAATTCTATATGCCCATCATAGTCAGAAATAGCCGCCTGAACGACCCTAACATCATAGGGCAAAAACATTTCTACACACTGATTAAACAGGTGTGGAACAGGTTCTACTACTATTCCTTTCCACCCCGCTTTTGCCAAAGGCAGCAGGGTATCAAAGTTTGCCGCACCGATTTCAACAAAAAACTTACCCATTTACATCGCCGCGATAACGACTTGTCCACATTGTAAGAGAGTATTTAACCCCAGACTTTAAAGGCTCTACCCTATGACCGTGCGTAACTTGGCTTGGAAACAAAATGCAATGACCAACTGGCACATCTTTGTTTGAAAAGTTTTGATGCGGGAAAATAAGCTCTGCGCCCTCGTAATCATCATTAAGCTTTACGCTACCCGTCACCAATGATGCGTCTGTATGGAACCCCAAACTTGTCTGTGTATCCATTGAATAACGCATTGTGAACGCATCTCGTAACCCCATGTGTTCCATAGGAGTCCATTTTTTTTCTGCTACTTTCCCTAAGTGTTCCTTCCAAACCCACTCAAGTTCGTCCCATAACCCAAGTTTTCTTGCTCGTATTTCTTGAGCGGGAAACTTATCGCCTTCCATATTGCCCCATCCACCAACAGCCTCAGAGGCTTGAATAATTTCTTGACACCTATCTTTACTCCAAAATGGAACCACAAGAATATTTTGCGCTACTTCCTCATAGTCTAAAGAGTTTATTGGTGGGGATTGCACTTGATGATCTTGAGACGCAGAGCTTTGAAAACCAATTTTATTTGCCAGATTCAGGAATCTTTGTTTAGCTTCGGGTCCACCGTTTCCATGATATATGCAAGGACAACACATCCCGTTTGATACCTGCACCCCATTAAAGGAAACATCATCATCACACTGAAAAATGTAGCCCTCATAATCAAGCTTTACGTTAATGTCGCTAACAGAGAGGAACCGTTTCTGCATCCATAATTGATCATCATGTTCGTCAGCAATAGCTTCGTTTAAGAATTGTTTAAGCATACGAACTTTACCTATATACAAACCGCTATTTAGATATTTGTAGGGGCTTGAAGTCATAGGAAATTGAGCAGCCAATGTAGGTTGAGGCCAACAATTTCGTTCCGCTGCAAAAAGAATATCACAATCAAAGCCGAAGAAACGGTCTTTAATAGTTTGCAAATCATCAACAAACATTACATCGTAGCCATCACAGAACAAAACAATATCCTCGTCTGGAAGACTTGTTAAATGACCACGAACAAGATTGATTTTGTGTCCCCCTCCTTCGCCTTCCATCGTGCCGCCGCCCCAAGTAACTCCGTTTCCAAGGTTGAGATAACTTACACCGAAGCGTTTCGCTGATTGCTCAAGCGCCCACATTTTTGTTTCATCTGTACCGACAGTTAATACCTGCACGTTCATTGGCCCCACCTCTATTGTGCTTGGTCTGTTTTCCCTTGGGATCTGACGAACCTTTTCGGGAACATAAAAATAATTCTGTTTTCCTTTTAACCTATAAGGCAACCATTCGTCTACGGGTATTATAGAATCCGAAAACCCCTCGCACAAATACCTTGCCGTATTTGGAGTAATTGCATACGCATGAGCGTTGTACCAGTAACCTAGATCATTCCACCGATACCCCAGCCAAACGCTATGATATACCCTTAATTTGTCAGAAACATCTACGGGATCTATGGAAGTAAAGACCGCATCTTCTTCTAAAATAATGCCGTTAATACCTGACTCTGCAATTTTTCTCCATACGCGCAGATGACTTACAGCACA